CTGGTGCTCGGCACGAGCGTCGGCGTAGCTCTGCATGTTGAGTGCTTCCTTCGAAGCAAAGGCTTGCTGCCAGAGGCCATAGCCCGCGTTGCCGCGCCCATCTGCGCCCCAGATAAACATGTTGCGGCTGAACACGTTGTCGTCTGTGAGGCTGGTCTTTGGGGTAATGGCGTAGGGACGGCGGCGCTGATAGATGATGGGCTTGAGCACCTTCGTGGTGTCGAGCAGGAACCAAGGCGTGCCGGTACCGCCCTGGAAGTTGCTGACACTGGCTTGCTTACCGGGAGCGCCCACAGGGTGGTCGGTGTCGAAAAAGTACTGGCCGTCGTAGCAAGGCGTCGAGAAGCCCAGCATCAGCAACTTGAATACCATCTCATCGGGGTGGGTCGCGGCGTCCTGGCCCAGCTGCTCGGCAACCGGTCCATACACACCGTACTGGTCGTCTTCGATCTCGTCGCGGCTGACCTCGATGGTGTTTTCCCAGGTCTTGTTCTTGATGGCGTAGTCATGCGCCACCAAGTTCTGGTACTGGCGTTCGCCGATCCACTCGCGGAACTTGGAAATCTTGCCCAGCCAGCCGTATTTCTGCTCGGCGGTAGCGCTGGGCACCAGCGTGGCCACCTGGCTCCACATGGGGGCGGCGTTGGTGAGACCATTCTTGAATGCAGCGCTGAATGCCTGATTCAGGATGGACAGGTTTGCGGAATTGACGATCATGGGTTGAAACTCCGTTGCAATGGCTGATCAGCGGAAATCGACCCAGACGCCGTCGGCGTCCACGTCGAACACCTTGCCCGCAATGCAGCGGGTTCCGGCTCCGTCGGTTTTGGCGACCGTCTGGTCGTCGACGATGAAACAGTCCTTGCCGATATCGGCCAGGGTGATGGCATCGGCTGCGGCGCTGTTAGCAAAGCACGCTGGGCGCTTGTCCAGGCGCACGCGGATCGCGCCGTCAGCGCCGCCCATGTTGTTCACGCCATGCAGGGCACTGCCCGCGCCGCGCAGCGTGGTGCTGGTGCTGCCGGGTACGGCGAGGCCCGCCGCATTGATGGCGACGAGTGCGCCGCTGTAGATCCGGGCGTTGGAGGCAACGCCGGGCTCGATGGCTGCCGCGTCACGGCGCAGCGTGTTGCGGTCTTGGGTTAAAGCAGACATGGGAGTCCTCTGTATGGTGGGGCTAATGGATCAGGCGTCGAAGGCCGATGCGAAGGCTTCGGGCTTGATGCCCATCGCCGAGCAAATTGCCAGTTGATCCGCGCTCAACTGGCTGTTGCCTGCGGCAACACCGGCGGGGGCCTTGCCACCTGTTTGTGTCTTGGTGAGCGCGGCAATCGGCTGCGCCGACTTCAGATAGCTGGTGAGCGCGGCCAGGTTGGTTTTGCCGAGATCGCGAGCCCAGCCTTCTTGTGCGGGCAGCAGGCGGCCATCGGCGATGGCGGGCTTGACCAGGTCGTCGACGTCACGCTCGGCCTGCTTGGCCGTGAGCGCGGCCAGGTTGGTCTGCATTTCCGTGACAACGGCCACGGGGACATACTTGGCCGGGTCGGGGTTCGCGGTGCTGGCAGAGCGCAGGCTGGTGCATGCGGCCGTGACGGCGTCGGCCGTGGCATCTGCGGGCAGCGCCAAGGCGGTGCATGCGGCCACGGCAACCTGGGCGCGCTCCTGCAGCGGCTTGACGGGGCCGAGGGCGTTCAGCGCCGCAATGGCATCGTTTTCAGTGGTGGTCGCGGGCAGGCCGAAGACCGCCAGCAAGGCGGAAAGCAGTGGATTCACGGTGTGCTCCTGTGGGGTTGTGGAGGCGGGAAGAAAAGCGGCCGTAGCTGCGGCCAGGAGGGAAAGCGGCTGCATCCCGTGGATGCCCGGCGTGTTGGTCAACGCGCCCATGTGGAAGGCCTGGACGGTGCCGGTCTGGCGGGAGTACTCGAAGACAGGCGAGAAGAACAGATACTCCTCGTCCTTGATGAACTGTTTGGCGCGGGCCGTCAGTTCGACCACGGCGAATAGGCCCTGGCCTTCGAGCCAACGCAGATCACGCACCCAGCCAGCAGCGGGCGCGGGTTGGCCGTTCTTTTCCTTGTTGAGGGTCTGGTGCTCGTAGTCAATGACGGGCGGCTGCTTGGCTGCCATTGCGCGGAAGCGATCAATGACCGCTGCAGCGCTGACCGCGTCGATGTTCCAGGGCGGCGAGTCCATCTCGCGGCCGTCACTCGGCAGAAAGGCGCCCGCTGGGGTGACCTGCAGGAGGATTTGCCCGCCCGGAAGTTCTGTCTTCGTTGGCACGCCAAATGTGCAAGCGGCCAGGGCGATGGCCGATGCGAGCAGGCGGTGAGTGCGGGCGGTTGGTTGAGGCATGCCGCTATGGTCGGCCGCCGCAACTCCTTTGTATTGTGGACGGGGGAACTATGTGATCAGGGTGTTCCGCCACGCTCCACCACCCATTCGCGGATGATGTCGCGGATCTCTTTGTCGTCCGCCTGGCTGATGCCAAGGAACGGCCGCGCGGGCATCTTGATGGTATGTGCTGGGATGGTGACCTGGCGCTCGGTCACGCCCTTGGAGTGCTTCTTCCCGGCAAACAGCACACGGCCCGCCTTGCTGCGATAGCGCACCTTGGCGGGGCGGGATGGAATGTCGACCTCACCGCCGAACTGGTGGATCGCAGCGTATTTCATGTTGCTGCCGATCTCGACGGTCTTGTCGTCGATGACCTGGTAGTGGATCTGACTGCGCAGGTAGCCGCGCAGGGTCAGGATCTTGTCCTGGTTGTACTTCTTGCGCTTGGCGTAGCGTTTGGTGAGTGGAGCCCAGGCCGTTCCGTCCGGCGCTGTCTGAGTTTTGAAGCGGTCCTGGGTACTGCGCAATAGGTACTCGCCGATGCGGTTGGCGAGCGGGCCGCTCTCGGGTGCGGACTGGCGCTCCAGCATTGCGCGCGCCGCCTGGTCTTCCACGATGAATGTGAGTTTTGCGCCAGCCATGCGGCCTCCTGTAAAATCAAACTTCAGCTACGGGATGGAGCCTCCGCCAAGGCATCCGCCCCCAATCCCGAGCTGGCCGACCGTGGCGGTGTGTCGGCCCTTCGTGTTTCTGGGCCTATGGCACCCGTTGATAGAGCAGCACGCCCTGGCGGAACTTGTTCAAGTACTTCACCGTTCCGGGGTGAAAGATCGTGACCCCAGTCCATCCATCAGGCCCGCGCTCGAACACAGCAAGCGCGGCCGTGTCTTTGCCCGCCACCTCGAAGTTGGTGATGTAGCGGCGGCGCACGACGGCCTGGCCGGTTGTTTGCATGACTTCGATGCGCGCCCATACCTCGTCGGGGAACTGGAGCGCGTCGGCCAGCATCGGCAAGTACTTCTCGCGGTCGAACTTCATCACCTTCCACGATCCATCCCACGCCGTGAACAGCTCTTTGCCGATGACGACGGCCTCTCCGACCGCGTCCATGAAAACGGTCGGCTGGGTGGTCGATGCGCCGAATTGCTGCAGGAACGAATCGGCATAGAACTCCGGCGTCTGCCCTGCGGGTAGCGTCTGCAACGCCGGTATCTGGCGGGCGGGAGGCAGCGGGAAGGACGGCACGGTCGACGGCAAGCCGTCTGCATGCGCATTGGCTGTGAGAGTGCCGGACTGCGGCGAAGGTATGGAGCCGCGCAGGCGAGACGCGCCTGGCGCGTACTCGAATCCCGGATCAATGCCCTCGGGCACCCGGACGGTGCGGGGGCCAAGCAGCGAGCGCTGCCCGATGGTGTGCTCGACCTCATTGACGGCCGGGGCCTTGTCGGGCCCGGACTTGCCCAGGCGCTCAAGATCACGCGGCCACAGCCCACGCACCGTGCAATGGCAACCCCAGCCGTTCGGTGGATAGTGCGTCTCCCACCAGGTGTCGCCGCGTTCGAGCACCAGGCCGTCCCAGCTCACATGAAGCGGACGAGGATGCTGCACCCAGTCCTGGTGCTCGTATTGCCAGAACGGCGCATTCTGTAGCTGCTCCCATCGGCCCGCCGCGTAACTGGTCGACAGGTTGGTGTCGTAGATCACGCGGCTGCGCCAGTTGCGGCCGCCGTTGTAGTCCCAGCCATGTTTCGCCACGATGGCGTCGAAGTCCTTGCGGAAGTCCTCCAGCGTTGCGCCCGACGCAATGGCCTTGTCGACTGCCGCACGAAAGTCCGTGACGATGGCATCGCGGTTCGCCCCTGCCACCACGAATGCCCAGTCATGCTCGGCCTTGTAGATGTCCGTCCAGGAGTCGGTGGGCAAATTGAGCTTTCGGCGGAAAAACTCGATCTGTTCACGG